CTTCGTGTCGGGGGCGCTGCCCACAATCCAGAAGGCGGTCTGGTCATCATAATCTAACTGGTCATGGTGTGTCAACCAGCGCCACATCTTAGCCTCGTAGGTCGGGTGAAATTTGATGCCGTCATAGTTCTCACCGGTAAAGTGGTCGCTGTACTTGCTGTAGCCGCTATCGTGCAGGCTATAGTGCTTCCACTTGAACGGCAGCTTATCAACGTCCACGCCGATGTAGGCGAGGCGCTGACGCATCCAACCACGCTTGTCGGGACCGATCCCTATAGTGAACAGCTCCTCAATGTTGTGCGAGTCGCGGCTCAAGCCGAGCATGATGCTCGTCAGCGAGTTACAAGACCCCGCAGGGGCGATGAGGCGCTTGACTTCAGGCGGCATGTTAGTGGTCTGATGAGCGCCGACCTCGTGAAACTTACGCACATCTTCCTCAGGGTAGCGGTCATGCGGTACAGTGATGCCGTACTCCACGACGAGCGAAGTCGGTTGCGTCAGGTCAACCACCTTACGCTGCAGGATAGGGTTGTACGGACCAGAAGCGAACTCAAACTCAGCATCAAAGCCGTAAGCGATACGCGGGTTTTCATGACGCAAAACTGAATGCGGTCTGCTATAAACCACCTGACGGGCGCGTAAGCCATAATGCGCACCGACGATAGCGCTCATGCTCAGCTGAGGAGACTGAATGCTAGCGCCAGTAACGATGTGGGTCTTACCCTGACGAAATTTGTTGACGTACCAAATCAACTGGCGCATCTTTGAGCCGTTCGGACCACTGTAGCCGAGGGGGGCGAAGTAATCATCACGCTTGAACCACATACCCTTGCGGTTCTCCCACGGGGTGTGCGTGCCGAGGTGTTGCTCCCACTTGACCAAGTTACGGTCAATAGCTAACTCAGGAAATACGGTGTTCATGCTAACTCCTCTCGTGCGAACAATGCGTAACCGGCGTCCTCAGGGAAAGGCGCTCCATGTGACATGACCAAATTAGCGTCAATCACCTCATTAAAACCATCAGCGGGGCTAATGTAGAATTTGATATCACCAGTCTCGGTTCTCACCGCAGCAATACCCACGAAAGGAGAAAAATATGTCAAACTGGCAAGACGCCTTGAGAAAAGGCAAACAGGACGTGCCACCCCGTATTTGTATTTACGGCGGTCACGGTATCGGTAAGTCTACCTTGGCTAGCAAGTTCCCAGCGCCGATTTTCATCAGCACTGAGGACGGGCTAGACTCGTTGGATGTTACCAGCTTCCCGCGTGCAACTAAGGTTGAGGACGTGGTCGAGAACATCAAGACCCTCATCAAAGAGGAGCATGAGTTCAAGACCGTCGTAATTGACTCGGTTGATTGGCTCATTGAGCCGCTCATCGTGAGCAACGTGGAGTCGTCACACGACGCAAAAGACCTCGCCTATGGCAAGGGTCAGATGCTCGTCGCTGAGGAGTTCCGCGAGATCCTGCAGGGTCTGGACGTGCTGCGCGTAAAGCGCCGTATGAACGTCGTGCTGATCGCTCACGCTGCCGTGGTGAAGTTTGAAGACCCGCGTACTGAACCCTACGACCGCTTTCAGCCTAAGCTGCCTAACCGCTGCAACGCGCTGCTGCAGGAGTGGGCTGATGTGCTCGCGTTTGCCGCGTTCAAGGTGATCATTCGCAAGTCTGACTCCGGTTTCAATAACCAGAAGAACCGAGGCGTAACCACGGGTGAGCGCTTGCTTCACTTTGTTGAGAACCCCGCGTTCGCTGCTAAGAACCGGTACACCTGTCCTGACGATATTGAGATGACAATCGAAAATATCGAAAAACTGATCCCAATCTCTAAATAACTTAAGGAAAATTATCATGGCTAAATTTGGCTTCGACGTCTCTGACGTCACCCCTGACACCGGCGCTACCGGCGGTTCGTACGATCCTATCCCTGACGGTGAGTACGTGTTGAAAGCACTTGACGCTGAAGAGAAAACAACCAGCGCCGGTACGGGTTCTTACATCAAAGTGAAATTTGAAGTCGTTAAGGGCGAGTTCGCCGGTCGTTTGATCTGGCAAAACTTCAACGTCAACAACCCGAGCGACAAAGCTCAACGTATCGGTCGCCAGCAGATGGTCGCGTGGGCTACTGCCTGTGGTAAGCCTGATGCGGATGATACTGACAAGCTGCTTGAGAAGCCGTTCAGCGCGGCAGTCGCGATTGAGAAGGGTACTGGCGGTTATTCTGACAGTAACAAAATCAAAGCGTTCATGTTCAATCAGGAAGCCGCGCCAGCTAAGGCAGCGCCTAAGCCAGCGGCTAAACCCGCTCCTGCCGCCGCCCCTGCTAGCAAATCAGCTAACCCTTGGGATTGATGTTTCGGGGTGGTTAAGCCAGCAACTGAGGATGTCAATGCGGGGTATTTTCTGGCTTTCTCCCTCGCCTAGTCAACGACCAAATCAGCACCCCACCTATAACCGGAGAACTTAATGGTAGCTATACCGCCGAGACCAGAGCAGCAGATCATCAACAGGGTCTACGCTGCTATTGAGAAAGAGAAGTCGTCAACTGACCTCTACCTCGGGCGGCTTGGCTCGTCTTTCATAGGCGAAGAATGCATACGACAAATCTGGCTTGACTGGCGCGGGTTCGCCCGCGAAGGTTTTGAGGGACGTATGCTTCGCCTGTTTGAGACGGGACACTTGCAGGAGGAGCGGATCGTAGCTGATCTGCGCCGCGCAGGGTTTGCCGTCTGGGACAAACAAGAAGACGGTCGTCAGTTTGAGTTCATAGATGATACTGGTCACTTTATAACTAAGGTGGACGGGGTCATCAAAGATGTGCCAGACTGCGACACGCCCCACGTGCTTGAAGTCAAGACGCACAACAAGAACAGCTTCAGCGGAATCATAAAGAAGGGCATTCAGGAGTCCAAGCCGTTACACTATGCTCAGGTTCAAATCAGCATGGCGCTCGGCGGGTTTACCCGCGCCCTCTACGTCGCGGTCTGCAAAGACGATGAACAGTTCTACGTTGAGCGTGTCAAAGAAGACAAAGAGACACAGAAGAAGTTGAAGCAGAAAATCATTAAGCTGACTGAGGCGCGTCTGCGCCCTGCCGGTATTAGTGATGACGGTAGCAGCTTCGGATGTAAGTTCTGTAGCATGAAAGCGGTCTGCACTCGTGAGGCTGAACCCTTACGACACTGCCGTACATGCGCTATGGCCACGCCGACCCCAGCAGGGACTTGGACGTGTGAACTCAACAAGGTAACTCTCAGCATGGACGCTCAACGAGCTGGCTGTGAGAATTACGAGGCTTTATGATTACAATCGGTATTGATCCAGGACTCAGCGGCGCTATCGGCGTTCTTCGTGATGGCGTGTACGTAGCCGTGGAAGATATGCCGATTGTAGCCAAAGGCTCAGGAGCTGTGAAGAACGAAGTCGACCCCGCTGGGTTGATCACCCTGCTCAGGAAGCACGTCCCCGCTGAGGAGGCGGTATGCGTTGCGCTTGAGCGGGTGAACGCTATGCCTGGACAGGGGTCATCTTCTATCTTCAGCTTAGGCGACAGCTTCGGCTCTGCCCGAGCTTCTATTGCGGGGTGTCGTTTTGAGACAGTCTACATGACACCCTCACAGTGGAAGAAACATTTCAAACTGACTAGCGACAAAGAAATGAGCAGGGCGCTCGCGATTCGCATGTTCCCTGAAGCGCCGCTCAATCTCAAGAAGCATTCTGACCGCGCTGAGGCGCTGCTCATGGCTCGCTGGCTTTACGAGACGAGGTACAAATGATTGAGACGCACGTGGTAGGAATCCCGTGTCAAGCTAAGATGACCGCAGGGTATTACCAGAAGCCAGACTACAACACGTGGGCTAGCGACTGGGATTACTACGGCGGTTGGTTTGATGTGGAGTTTGAGATCTACGACCGCAAGGGTTATCGAGCAGCATGGCTTGAGAAGAAGATGACCGCCGACGACGAGCGGCGAATCGTCAAAGAATTAACTGAAAACGCAGGAGAACATTAATGGAAACTTTTGAACCCGCATGCCCATGGCATATCCGAGTAGGTGACTTGTTCATCGCTCCTGGTCGTGTACCTAACACGGGCACAGTCTGGATTGGTGAAGTAGAAGGCGGCGAAGGCGGCGAATTCAAAACCGAAGAGTTAGCCGAAGTGCTGCGCAAGTTTTATAACGAGAAGTTTTGATGGCCAAATTAGCCCCCACTCGGGTTAAAAAGCAAACGGGGTTGAACCCGATTGCTCAGCTGATAGCGCGTGAAAACATGCGCAAGGCTATTCTTGATCAGAAGATCCAACTCTACATGCGTGAAGAAGGCGCTGAATGCGTCGACTTCTGCGTGCCGATGTGGATGACTTTCCGCGCCTTAGTTGGTGCGGCTGGAGCCGACCCGAAAGTAGGGGTTAACACCTACGAGGTCAAGATCATTCGCGGGGCAATCTCCGCGCTTGAGCAGATGATAACTGATAACATATACCGCCGCGTAAACATTATTTCACTTGAGACAGCGCTTGACTGCGCCTACGCGTTAGTTAACAAAGTTAACTCAGTGCTGTTCAATCAAGAGTGGAATAGGCTCGCGGGCGGTGTGTAATGCCGTGGGCGTACATTCGCTCACTGCTGGGACCAGGATTGCATTGGGACAGGACGCAACCGGAGTTATTGGCAGCGATAGCTCAAGCGGACAAGGACGGTCAACATGACGCTGCCGACCACATTCGCATCATACTCAGACTACGTAACCGCGTGCTCATGGACGTTGAGCAAAAAGAAACCCCGCCGGAGCGGGGTTAAAAGTGGCAACTGCTCTTTGAGGAGACAGCGAAGTGAATTTTACTTCATTTTCTTCAAGTCAGCTTCGATGTCCGCATCAATGTCCGGACCGATTAAGCGACTGCCAGGAATGTTAGGGATGTCCGCAGCTTCAATATCCTCGGGTTTAGCGTTAGGGTCAATCGGTGAAGGCGGGAACGCCGTCGTAGTGCCCATGATAGCAGCGGTCTCGCCTTTGCCGAGGCGCTTAGCACCGGCGGCGGCTTTGACGTTATACTGCTCAATCAATTTGACCGCCGCAGCAACTTCATGCGGGTCACTTGACATGAGCAACTTGCCAACTTTCTCAGCAACTTCGTCAGTCATGCTAGCGCTACGCGCGACACGTGCCGCCATATTACTCAGAGACCCCCAGAATCCTCCCGAGACGGCATCCGCAACCGCAGCCCCCACACCTGAGCCTTCCTCAAAGCGTTCACGCGCCTGAGTGCGTCTTCCGGTAGCCGCACCACCGAGGATGCGGTTGGATTGTTGGAACAACTGAGCCTCACGCTCAAGCGCAGATTTGAACATCTCAAACTTAGCAGGGCTGTCAAACAGCGGCTGCAACTTAGCTTGCATCTCAGGCGAGCCGATGACACGCTGGGCGGCGTTCAAGTTTGCGGACGTCGGATCCATGATCTTGCTGTACAAGTCACGTACCACACCTGTGCGGAACGCGTCTTTTTCAGCAACACCCATCTTGCTAATCATGTCAATCACTTGCTCATGGTCTAGCTTGTTGAAGTCCTTCATACCTGCACGCATCGCGTCCAGAACTTCCATGTCACCCGAGTACGCTTGACGAGCCTTGAGGTAAGGCGAGTTTGCACCGCCGGTAGCTTCATCAATCGCGTTTACGTAGACATTGCGGAGTTGTTTGAGAGCGTTAGCTTCAGCGCTGCTCATACCTTTAGCGCTCTTGAAGCCTGCCTCAACTGTAGCGTCAATACCACGCTTGATGTAGTCAAGAGTACGCACGTCGGGTAACTTCGCCAGCTCTAAAATCTCATTGCCGTCTGCGTCAAACTTACCGCTGGGTTTGTAGATTTCGGGCAGGGCGAACTTGCTAGGGTCTTCACCACGCAACTTAGCCGCTTGAGCTTCTGTGTCAGCAATGCTACGCGCTCTACCCC